GCCGTTTGCGGCCGCGCGCCGTTCGTTGAACCCAGACAGACTCAGGTAGCCAGTAACTCAGCATGACGAAAGACAACCACGCCCCAACCTACGCCGCCAATCGTTTCTCCATCGCGCCGATGCTCGATAGGACTGATATACTATAAAAATCAATTAAATAAAAGTTTATGGGGTGCTATAGGTGACCCAGCACCCCGCGCCGACTTACGAATTAACCTGCTTGAACTCTTCCCTCCCTGCTGCCGCGCGTTGATCAAGATAGTCTGCCAAATCCTTCACATACACCAGGCGCGGGGCTTTGTTCGAGTTTACCGCCCGGAAGCTTGGGATAGGCAGCTTGCCAGCGTTCGCACGCTTGTTGGCTAACTCGATTGAGATGCCAAGGTATTTCTCCGCGATTTTCTCCAGAGGGATATCCGTGGTCTCAAACTCAGCCATTAGCAAAAACATTCTGTTCACTGGATCTCCTCCGCTTTCTTCTTCGCCCGCTGGTCGCATTCCTGGAACGTTTCCAGTGGCACTACAGCCATGAGCTCTTTCACCAGAAAATCACTGTGGCGCTGGTGGAGATCGGCGTTTTTCTCTTTCTCTTCTTGGCGCAAAACGGCCAATTTGCACTGAATCGCCACGCGAATGCTTTTGCACTTATGTAGTGCCATTCCAGCGCGCCGGCGCCAAGAATTGTCGCCGTTGCTGTAGTTGAGTTGATAGCTGATACCGGCGATTGAATCGTTGATATCCGCCAGGGCTTTCAAGTGGTCAGCAATGGTGACCAGGCTTTCTACTTCAATTCGGTTTTCCATCACAGAATCCTTAGTGTCGCGGTTTAAAAATGCCATGAGCGATGCAATCGCGGGCTAATGCTGTCTGGTGCTCGTCACCTTTCCAGCGCCCAGAATCGACGAGGCCGTTGCGGTAACCATGCCAAAAGCTCTTTGACTTGGTACTGTCTGGCTCCGGGCCGCCGCTGCAGCCAGAGCGATAACCCTCGATGATTTCTTCGTCGTTAAGCTGCGCCAGCTCTTCCACGGTGCTTACTGGGGTAAATTCACTCATCAAACGCCGCCCTCGTAGCAAAGCCGCATCAGGCGATACAGGCGTTTTCCGTCACCAATGCGGTATACATCCGCCCATTCATCCCAGTTCGCGGCGACCACTGCCCACTCCTTGCCATGCTGTGACATGTCACGAATTTTACTTTCCAGTTCCGGCACCGCTTCGACCAGGCGCAGGCAGCGGCCAAAGTCTGCCGGGTCGTGCGGGTAGGCATATTCAGCTTCGAACATGCCGGTCAGCTTGGATGCCATGAACAGGCTGCTCATCCCTGTGTCGTCGCTGGCGAGCCAATCAGCAAGCCCCATGCCCTCCGATGCCTTCACCACTGGCTTAGCGAACTCCTGGCAGATATTATTTGCCGCCAGGATGATCGTGTTGAAGCAGCGGCTTTCTACGCCGGCGCCCGGGTGCTGGCGGTCGATCTCTTTGGCGATGGCCGCCACGAGTTGAATCTGGTCAATTTGAATGCTCACTGGGTTGCCTCCACAAATGCTAACGCTGATCGCAGCTCTTTAACGCACGAGTAAAATTCGGCGTTCTCTGCGTTACCTGTTCGATCCAATGCTTCCTGACGGCACCACTCGATAACCTTGTGCGCGGCCTGATCGAGGCGCTGGCGATGGTGGTCGTAATTGTCGGCAAGAGCCGCCATGTTGTCGGCACGTTGCTCCGATTCTTCGAGTTTCCGTTTGGCTTCTAACGCCTCGTATTCATAATCGACAGCATTCGAAATAAGTGACCGCTCTTTCTCTTCCAGTGCCAGCAGCAGGTTCAGGATGGCGGCAGGGTTAGCGGCGGCAATGAATTCCATATCACACCGGCTAATACTTACGCACGGCACGCCATCAGTCGCCCGAAAGGCGCTCAGCACATCACCATCCTTTCCGCTTGGAACGCTACTCAGTCGAACCAAGCTGTTACTGGTGAACCAGACCCACGGGCCGGGAGTTGCATCTAGTGCAGCGGTTCTCAGTTCGTTAATTTGTGCATTTGTCATCGCGCCATCTCCCGTAGAACAACCTTGTAGGCCTTTAACACCGCCGCCGAACGGCCAGACAGCACGGTTTTCATGAAGAAAAATCCGCTGTGGCGTGCGCTGACGCTGGTCAGAAACAGCGCCGTATCAACGACGCGGTTATGCCGGCGGAGCTCAAGCAGCGTACTGGTCAGCGTGATGCTGGCGGTTGCTCCGTGGTCCTGGTAATCGATTTTCACCAGATAACCCTCCCGATCAGTTCGGCAGTGCCGAGGAATGAAAAGAGTCCCGCCGCCAGCCCGAAACCCGCAAGACTGGAGAAAAACAGCGTGAACATAATCAGTTCAAATACCTTCTTCATTCATCACCTCGTCGAGCAGATCGAAGGTGTTGTCGCGTAGCGGCATAATGACCAGGAACGGATTGCCGTACAGGCGGTTAATGCCCGGGTCTAAAATCAGTTGGCAGGGGCCACCTTTCCCTGAAGGCTTAAACTGAACTGCAGCAAAGCCGATTTCCGACCCAAACATCAGATAGGGGAGAGCCAAAAGGTGACCTGAAAACATTGGCAGCACGTCGCATGGTTCTGGCTCTGCCGGCAGGATTTTGCTGAAGTCTGGATAGCGGCAATCCAGCGGCACCAACTCGCAGAAACCGACAAATTCCTTATCTTCATCCGAATGGATAGCCATCCAGCCCTCGTCCATGCGTTTAATGATCGTGACTTCTGCACTGTCTGGAATTTCGCCCTTGACCAGAAACACCCCATCAATGTCGGTGTCCGCACCATGCTCCATCATCACCGCCGCGCGGCCGTCAGTGGCATGGATGTGGGTAGGGGAGATGTACACCCCCTGCAGGTATTCGCGAGACTCGTTCTCGTTTGCTACGCAGCACAGGGCTGCGCGCAGAATATCGGTTGGGAACATCATTGCTCTGCCTCCGGTTCAATGTTGATAATTTCAGCGCTGATCAGCATGTCTTTCAGCCACTCCTCACCGCGCAAGTCGTCGTCCACACACTGCAGGTTGCCGAGGTGGATCACCGACATTTCGTCGTTCTCGCCCGTTTCATCATTGAAAAACGGCATGGTTTCCAGCTTCTCGTATGCAAACTCGACGGCGCATTCGATAACTCTGAGCCCGTTGGTATTGCCACCGACAACAACATCCATTGTGGTGCGGTACTCCCACTGCCCAAAGGTCAGGCGTACAGTCTGATCGGCCATGCGTCCGCACAGTGTGTAGTTCGGGTCATAGTTCATCACTTGGTTCTGAGTACCGATCATTGTTTGGCCTCCCAGCCGATAACCTGGAACAGGCCCATTAGCGGGTGATACCAGCGAGTGCCGCGCTGTTCCGCTTCGGCCATCATTCGGCGGAACGCGGACATGAACGGGGCTTCTTGGACGATAGCCATCGGACGAGGCTGACCCTCAGGTGTCATGATGGTGATAGTGTCTGTGGGGACGCTATACGCCTTGACCAGGGTTTTGCATTTGGACGGCGTCATGCCTGATTTGATTTTCAACACCGAATACCCCAACCAGCCAGCAGGCACGGAGCCACGCTTGATTTGCTCGATAGTCTCGGTGACGGCCTCTACCTGATCTTCTACATGACTCAGGCGGCGATCCTGTTCAACGTTGGCCAATGCCATTGCAGCGATGATTTCGTTTTGGGTTTGAGGCTTAGCGTTGTGCATCGCCTCCAATTTATCGACCAGTGAGCGGCGAACAGCCTTCGACTCACGAGCTGCCACGCGGAGGGCCTGCTTGATCACCATCTCAATAATTTCAATTTCAGCGCCGTTTTTTTGACCTACAAAAATTTTGTAGGTCTCACCCTCAAGCTCATCCTTAATGCGTTCAACGAAAACGTTGTTACGAATTGGCGGTTCGCCATATTCCTTTCGGGTATCGTTCACCATCACCAAGAGAGCTTGCGAGTCGATAGAGCCCTGTCCGCCAAACGTTACTGGGGATGAATTAATAAAAACTTTGTTCGTTTCCATTCTGTTATACCTCTTCTAAGCTGATACCGAGTTTCTTAGCAATGCGTCGTTGATTACGAGTCATCGGTGTTCTGAACATCTCATTGCCGACATAAGTCATTTGGTTCTTAGTGAACCGTCTGGCATCGAGTATTTCCTGCGCAGTAAAGTCATCGCCGGCCTTGATTCTCTGGTAGTGGGCCTGGGCCATTGTTAACCCGCATAACCCCTGACGCGTCCTGCTCTTGCCTTTCTTCGCCATTACTACGCTTCCTCGCTGGTGGTCTTAATGTGGGTCTCGAGCGCCTCAGCCATCTTCTTCTTGGCTTTGGTTTTCGCTGCCTCCTTTGCTCGCTCGCTGGCGCTTTCTTGCAGCTGCTCCAGCCGCTCGGAAAGGCTGTGGCGCTTTTCGCACAGCTCGGCGCGGGTGGCTGCCCAATCCTGGTTAACCGGCTTCACCGCGAATGACTCAGCGATGCGCCAGAAAGTGGCCGCCTGGATGAACTCTTCTGCCTTTTCGTGCTGGATAGCCCGCTGGGCTGCTTCGCTGTACGGAATCTTTATCATTGGGCCTCCCGCAGCTGCGCCATTGGCGTACCGTTGTTGAAGGTGCGGATCGACTCAGGCACGCCATCCAGCAGGGTGATCATCGCGCAGACCATCGTGCGCTCTACCTGGTCGGTATCGTCGTTGCAGGACTCCAGCCACAGGTTGAGGATCTGCTGCGCCTGCTCGATGCGGCATTGGGCATCGATCAGTTGCATGGTTGCCATCACGCCACCACCTGCAGCAGCTGGCTGCTGGGGTTGTTCAGCTTGTAAGCCACTGCGTCGATGAAGGCTTCCTCCATCACGGACTTGCCGAGCGGCGTGAGGCGGCTACGGTCTTTGCTCAGCATTGCGTCGTAGGATTTGGCGATCTGCTCTTGGCCGCCGGCGATACCGAATTCAGCGCGAACCATGTTCTCGATGAATTCCTGCATCAGTGCCTCGATGCATTCTTGGTTAAGGTCAACGCGCACCACTTTCTTTTTCGAAATAACCACGTCCGACCATTTGCCGCCGAAATGGCGCTGGCAAAAATCTAAATAGGCGAGGGCGATACGCCGACGATTTAAAGCAATATTGTTAATCCACTGAGTCATCGTTAATTACCTGATGTCTAAATTCAGGCCGAGCGAAGCCGTCAGCCTGAAGGCCATAATTAAAAGCTTGTTGGCGATTGTTTAATTAATACGGGCGACGCTTCATTAAGTCATCGTGCTTTGCCGCCCATTCGTCATACTCGCGTTGCCATTTTTCTTTATCACGCTTGCGAGCCAGTAATTTACGAATGCGCCTTTCACAGCGATGATGCGCTTGCCAATAACCAAGTGTTATTTCGCCGCGATGAACGTGGATTATGCCACCTTCCTCTTTTTGATAACCACCTTCATGAGTTGGCACTCCAGCACGGTCAAATGTTTTTTGAACCATAAAGTGAGCCAAGCGACGAATGGCTGTTTCACGGCTAAAACTTTTCTTGCTGCGTCCGTGACGTTTCACAACATACACTGGCTGTTGTTTTAACTGAAACGCGTCATCGATGCCGATACTTCCAAAATCTTTACGCATTATTCTTCCTCCGGTGGCTTTACTGTCCAACCAGCTCTTTCGGCTAACTCAATAAACGTGCCGAGTGTTGCCGTAAATTCCTCTGGTGAGTGAGGGCGGGAAGCTTTTAATTCACCGTTCTCAATATAAACCGTCAGGCGGCCGCTAAAGTCTGGTGTAACGTTAATGATGACTTCATTCAGCAATGCCTTTGATGCTTGGCGCGTGAGGGCGCTCATTATTTACCCCCCCCCCTGACGCTTATTTAGGGTGTGCTCGGCAACGCTACCATTTTGCTTTAAAACCTGAGCCATCCGAGGAAAGCTCCTTAGGACAGTTCCAATTAAGACGAGGTCTCGCTTGGCTTCTGCGTCTGTATAACCTTCACTCTCATCAGCTTCCAGCACAAGATTACCGATAACCAACAATGCTGCGTCAATAGCGGCGGCAGCGGCGAAGTAGGCTACCTGGCGTTCCCCGAGCACCTCGTCAGAGATACCGCTGAAATCCCTTACCATCAGTGCATGATAAATATCAGTCATGAGGCACCTCGCGAACTAATTCATAGCCGTTCATAACTCGATGGTTATAAGTACGCTCGGATAAAAACTCGTACTCCCCTGTATCTAAATCAACGCGAGTACAAATAAAATTGCCATTCCTGTCACCGATCTCAGGCATTGGTTCATCACATTCTACACCGTATGCTTGCTTAACCATGTGCATACACAGCTTCCAAGGCCATGAAGTGGGATTGTCTTTAATTAAGCGCTGTGCTCGATTAAGTTTTTTTATGTCAACCAATACAAGCGTGGTTGATTCTTTGGCTTTTGGCGTGGTATTGTCCATATCAGCCTCTTTAAATTTTACGGGTTTGATGGGGTTAGGCTCTGGCGATTGATTGGCGTCGCCGCCAGAGTCGATTTATTAATCACTCCATCTGAATTTTTCTTTTTCCCAGGCAAGAATTGAGGCTTTCGCTTTAGGGTTGGCGTCAATGATTTTTTTTGCATCGTCATTCAACGAAGAATAATCTTTTGCAAAGTCAACCAAAACGAAGTAGGTACCAGTCTTTTCGTATACGGCGAATTCAACATCATCAAGCAAGCTGGTGTGAAGTTGATGTTTTCCATTGCCGTGAACAGTGCTAACGGGGAATGCGTAAGACCAGTGCGAATTCTCCGCTTTAAGTTTTTCATGGATGCAAAATTGTTTTTGGACTACTGAAGGTGTTGCTTCATCTTTACTGGTATTCATCTCAATGGCTCCGTTTTTGCCCGTGAGATCAAGATACTCATTTTGTTGTTTTATGTAAACCACGAAATGAGTATTTATTATAAAATAAAACCTAATTTATTGTTTTAAATGAGATTAAATATTTTACTTTGTGGTTTTTACCTTTGAGTGGGTGTAAAAAAAGCCGCTTTCGCGGCTTGTGTGAACTGGGAAGGACTAGATCAATTTCATCATGGTTTGGATCGCAACTCCGATAATTTTACAATTACCATTGATAGGAACCATGGGCCAGGCTGGGTTTAGGCCTTTGAGGTACTTTTGACCCCCATCGATTACTAGTTTTTTGAATGTTGCCTCGTTCGAGTCCGATAGCTTAGCCACAACAAGATTTCCATTCATGGCCTCTCTGCCAGTATCAAAAAGAACGTAAGTACCTTCGGGGATGCTAACTCCCATGGGGGCCGTCATGGAATCACCATCAACTTCAAGCCAAAACCCTTCGCCTTGAATATGTGCGTTAGACTCCAGCCATAAATCAATATCTTTCAAATTATAAGCTTCAACTGCTTCTAGCCAAGCGCCGGCCTGAACCTTACTGATAACTGGGTATCTCTTCCCTGGTTCGTGAGGACCTACATATGTCACGTTGCTCGAACTTGACCCAGTAAGCAACCACTCGATATCACATCCAAGCGCCTTTGCTAACTCTGGGAGATATCTTGGGCGCACGGTTCTACCAGTTTCGACCGAGACTATCCCTTGCTGGCTTGTGCCGATTTTATCGGCTAGTTGAGCCTGCGTTAGGCCCAGTTCTAAACGCTTTTGTTTAACTCTATCAGCTAAATTCATAAACCCCTCCACGTCCTGCCTTGGATGATACAACAGTTGTTGTAATTGACAAACAACAAAATGAGTATTTAAATACTACAAAATTTGTTATTCGAGGTGAGTATGAACATATCAGTTCGTTTAAAAAAACGTCGCATAGAGTTGGGGTTAACTCAACAACAGTTGGCTTCTCTAGCTGGTATCAAACAGCAAACTGTTCAGCGTATCGAATCTGGTGGCTCGCGCCACCCAAGGCATTTGCTTGAAATTTCAGATGCGCTTGGTTGCTCTCCAAAGTGGCTACTTCATGGTGTCTCTGAATGACATTTGTTCACCTCGCAAAAACCATCATGCCGGCAGTGTATTGCCAGGCGGATGAGGGGTGGATTCAGGAACAGTTACTGCGGTTTTCTCCGTCGGCAAGGCATCGGATTGTTGCTCTGTATGCGGATGTGTATCAGCAGGCATGGGATAGCGAGCCGGTATCGTTCCGGCAAGAGAATCGAGCTCGACATGAGGCAAACACCAGACTGCGGCGTTTTGTCACTCATCATGCACAAGCAGCTGCAGGGTTGACTGAAAAACCACCTTTGTCCAAGGCACAGGCCCAGCGTGGAGTGGCTGATGGTTTGGTTGGTAACAGCGGGCAGGAAGTTGCGGAGGGAATGCTGGATGGCCGGTAACTCCGATCTGGGGAATGTGTTCCTGGCAAGTGAAGCGAAGGCGAAGTTTGCACAGGGCCAAAACCGGGAAAAAGGTCAACGGCAGATCGAGACTACGTGCGCGCGCGTAAAAGATATAAGAAGGGCAAGTTCTAAGTGGTTGATTTAAAGCGATGTTTTTTGAAAATTTGGACACTATATGTCCGGTCACCGGACATCTTGAAGCAATTATTTAAAATCAATGAGTTACAAGCAGTTACTGGACACTCCGTGTCCGAAACCCGGACAAAACGCAGCATTGAGGTTGAAAAATGAGCAGTGAAGGCAACAACAAACAACTCGATTTTCTCCGCCTGTTCCGTCAGGGCTGCAAACAGATCCGTGGATTGCTCCGTGATAACCGCGCTGCTGCTGATTTGTTCCTGTACCTCGCTGAGAACGCTGACATGAACAGCGGCGCGGTAGCGGTTGACCAGGCTGTATTAGCTCATGAACTAGATTGCTCTGACCGCCATGTGCGTAGAGCGATTAAAGCGCTGGAGGATGGTGGATTTGTTCGCCGTGCTGGCGCCGCCGTTTTCGCTATCAACCCGGCCATTATCTGGGGCGGGTATGACAATGCGATGCGCTCATCGCTCTACATGACGATGGACAACCGGTCAGCGAAGAAAGTTCGCTACGTATTCAACCCGGCATCTCAAAACCTTGTTCCTACTTACGTGGGGGTGGCGCCGGTTGAAGAAGATAAGAACGCAGAAGACAAGAAGCCGGAAGGGGGTACTTTGGCGAGCGCTTCCCGTCCGGCCCTTGCAGGTACTGATCGTTTGGAGAACAACACCCATGAATGATTATTGCATGAACAAAGTATTTAAGCGAATGAGCACCCGCGGAAGGCCTTTCGATCTCAGTGGTGAGCGTTTTGGCATGCTGTCCGTCATTGATTACGCCGGCAAGAAAGGGAGAGAAAACCTGTGGTGCTGCATGTGCGATTGCGGGCAACAACAAACCGCACCGGCTTCACGCCTGATTGCCGGGAAAGTCAGATCTTGTGGTTGCCTTGTGTCTATCACAAACACTAAGCATGGATTGTCACATTCCCCCGAGTATGACTGCTGGAAGAATATTAAATCCCGCTGCTACAACGAGAATAACGGCGAATATAAAAATTACGGTGCCCGTGGAATTGTAATGTGCGAGCGGTGGATCGTCTCGTTTGAAAATTTCATAGCTGACATGGGGACACGCCCGTCACCGAACCACTCTATCGATCGCATCGATGTTGATGGCAACTACTGCAAAGAAAATTGCCGATGGGCAACTCTAAAACAGCAAAATGACAATAAGCGTCAGAGCGTAATCATTACTGCCTTTGGCGAGACATTAAGCCTCACTTCAATGGCTAAAAAGCACGGGGTTAGTCCTACAACACTGGCGTACCGTCTGCGCTTTGTCAGCCCTGAGACGGCTCTCATAATGCCAAAATATAAGCGAGGTGCCTATGCTCAGCATAACGCCTAACCTTGCTCAAGAAAGGGCGCTAAATCAGCTTCGTAGCGAGTGGAATAAGTACCGGACTTTTTTAGTCAGCGCCCCCACTGGCTCAGGAAAAACAGGACTTGCGGCATTCACCGCCGATGGCTTTGTATCACGTGGTCTGCGTGTGATGATGATCTGTCCATACCTCACCCTGGTGAAACAGACTGCAGCTCGTTTTGTGCAGTACGGTTTGCCGGAAGACGAAATCAGCTATGTGTGGCGCGACTATCAGCCGCACGATCCGAAGCGTCTGATTCAGATTGCCAGCGCCGACACACTTATCCGCCGTGAATTTCCGGGCGATATCGATTTGCTGATTATCGATGAGGCCCACATGAAGCGTCGCGCGCTTCTCGACATCATCCGGGACTCAGGTATCAAAGTTATCGGGCTGTCAGGCACACCGTTCGCGCCGTGGATGGGGAAATATTTTGAGTGTTTTATCAAGCCCACTACCATGAAGGAACTGATCAGCATCGGCGACTTGAGCAGGTATGAATTTTTTGCTCCAACGAAGCCCGATATGGCTGGCGTAAAAACCGGCAACCTGTCGGCGTTCGGTAACGACTACAACGAAGACCAGGTAGCCGAAATCATGTGCGGCGCTGACCTTGTCGGCGATGTCGTGAAAAATTGGCTGCAGAACGGTGAAGATCGTCCGACCATCTGCTTTTGCGTTAACAAATCACACGCCAACTACATCACGATGGAGTTTCTGCGTGCCGGGGTCAATGCCGAAATCATGGTTGCAGAGACGCCGACAGAAGAGCGCCAGATGACCATTCACCGCTTCGAGCAGGGCGCCACAAAGATAATCGTCAACGTCGGCGTGCTGGTGGCAGGATTCGACAGTGACGTTCGTTGCATCATCTACGCCCGCCCGACGAAATCAGAAATCCGCTGGCTGCAATGCCTTGGCCGTGGGCTGCGCACTGCGCCTGGTAAAGACCACTGCCTCATCTTCGACCACTCCGGCAGTGTTCACCGCCTGGGCTATCCCGATGACATCGAGTATGACGACCTGATCGGCAAAAACGACGGCATGAAGGCCGCGCCACAATCTGCCAAGCAGGAGAAAGCCGAGAAACTGCCGAAGGAATGCCCACAGTGCCATTACATGAAGCGCGCCGGCGTCTACGTCTGCCCTAAGTGTGGTTTCAAACCCTTAATGGGGGAGGATGTCGAAACCGACGACAGCCGTGGGCTTAAGCGTATGGGGCGCAAGGCCAAGGCCTACAACAAAAACGAGAAGCAGGCATGGTGGAGCCAGATCAAATACTACCAGCGCCAGCGCATCCTGAAAGGCAAGCCGCTTTCGGATGGCTGGGCCGCCCATACCTTCAAAGACAAGTTTGGCGAATGGCCGCGTGGCTTGAGTGATTTTCCAATGGAAACGAGCCCTGAGGTATGGAACTTCATCAAGTCGAAATTCATCGCCTATAGCAAAACGAACGGGAGCGCCCAATGAGGACAACAGAGGCGGTAAAAGGCCGTTGGGCTGATGTGTTCGAATTCTACGGCTTACCGCCGATCACTGGTAAAAATCACTTCAAAGGTGAATGCCCTGTATGTGGGCGCAAGGGCCGCTATCGCTGCGACGACAAGGATGGCGCCGGTACATGGATTTGCGTTTGCGGGTCAGGCGATGGTTGGAAGCTGCTCGAACTCACTCAGAAAAAAGACTTCGCCACGATGGCCGGAGAAATCGATGCGGTGATCGGCAATGAATACCAGCCAGATACCAAGAGCACGGAGCGACCGAAACCCAGGGAGAGTCAAAAGGTCAGGGAAAGCGTTATCGCTAAATTTGGCTCGCTGGTGGCCCTGCGTGGCACTGGTGCCGAGCTGTATCTGCACGGGAGAGGGATAAACAAACTCCCTGCCGAATGGGTCAGGTTCAATGAAACCGAGAAAACGCCCTATGGCGTCAAGCAGGCTATGTGGGCGCTGGCTACGGATGACAAGGCCAAACCCTGCTACCTGCACCGCACGTTTCTTGATGGCGCCAAGAAGGCGAACATACCGACACAAAAGCGCATGCTCTCCCTGCAGGATGAGAGTTATCTCGACTATGCCGGATCGGTAGCAATCCGCATGCATCCTGTAGCGTCAACGCTGGGTATCGCTGAAGGCATCGAAACGGCTCTGTCCTGTCATCAAATTTACAATTGCAACACCTGGGCTGTTCTTAATTCGTCGCTGATGAAGAAGTTTCGCGCGCCGGCGGGGGTGAAGCACCTGATTATTTTTGCAGACTGCGACGACAACGGTGCAGGGCAGGCGGCCGCGTTTGAGTGTGGTCACCGCAATATCCTGTCAAAAAACGATGTTGAGCGCGTCAGCATCCGGTGGCCGGAAAAAGGCGACTTCAATGACATGTTGATGAATGGCGCCAAAGTTTATGAATGGCCGCTGAGGAGGGCTGCATAGTGGATTTAACCCGCGAAGATGAGCACACCATCGCCCAATACATCCGCGCAGCACATGGCGGTTATACGGGGCCGGTGGCGTTGTGGATGAAGCGCCTGGAGGAATTACACATGCCTTTCAGCAGGCTGGTGGTTATGACGGCGATGATGAAGGCGAAACACGAATCGAAGAGGGCTGCACAATGAAACTTGAGTCGGCATTAAAGCATTTCAGCGCGCAAGGGCTGACCATTACCGACGCGCCGAATGGCACCTCTGCGGATCGTATCACTGGCACTGACGTCATGGCCGCCTTGGGGCTTGCGGAATCAAAAGCCCGCTTTGGCATGGCGGCGTTCCTGGGTAAAACGGGGATAAGTAGTGAAGACCGGGAAAGGGCAATTGCAGAGTTGACGCAGTACGCTATGCGCAAGGCTCCGAAGCACGTCGGGAAAGTCGCCGGCCGCCGCATGGCTCGCTGCATGCAAATTCTGGCCGCGCTGGCCTACGAAGAATACGCGCACTCTGCCGGCGCCAGCGTGACCTGTCACGATTGTCACGGCGAAGGGCTGGTGGAGGTTGAGCGTGACGTCGTTACCTACCCTGGTTATATCGGTATGGATGGCGAAGAGAAAATCCCGCCGACAACGAAGCGCCAGGTGGTGCGCGAGTTATGCCAGACCTGTAACGGCAAGGGGAAAATCCATAAACGCTGCCGGAACTGCAAGGGGACGGGCAAGGCGCTCGACCGAGTGGCAACCAAAGCCAGCGGCGCACCGGTCATCAAGGACTGCGAACGCTGTGGCGGAAAAGGCTTCAGTCGCATGCCCTCGTCTGTGGCCTACAAGGCGATTACAGCGTTGCTTCCCGAACTCACGCAATCATCATGGTCACGTAACTGGAAGCCGTTCTATGAGGCGCTGGTGGCGAAATGCGACATTGAGGAAGGCGTGGCCGCGTCCGTATTCAACAAAATAACAAAGTGAAGAACGTTCGGCACGGATGCCGACATTTTTTAAACAGGGTATTGCATTTTGCATAAAGTTGGCGTAAACTCCCCAAATAGTGGCATACCTTGCCCGTAACTAGCTAGATTCAATAGCCTCGCATTCGCGGGGCTTTTTTGTGCGCGAATGTAAAGATAACCATATGGTATTGTGTGGTTAATGGGGAATGTTTTAGAATTCGCCACCTTGGCCCTTTAGCTCAGTTGGTTAGAGCACGTGACTCATAATCGCTCGGTCGCTGGTTCAAGTCCAGCAAGGGCCACCAAACCGCCACTAGCTCATCTGGATAGAGCATCAGCCTTCTAAGCTGACGGTGCGAGGTTCGAGCCCTCGGTGGCGGACCAATGCGGTCATCGTATAATGGCTATTACCTCAGCCTTCCAAGCTGATGATGCGGGTTCGATTCCCGCTGACCGCTCCAGAAAATGCTTTTCAGCCTGCGATAAAGGGATCCCCGGAGTGGCTGGGAAGTGCCTCAGAAAGGCGCATTCAGTTTGATATGCACTATCGAATCCTTCACCTGGGATTTTGAGTGCGCCCCTCTGATGTGAAGTGACGGCCGGCAAAGACCGGCACCCAACGGTAAGAGCATTTGCGGCGAGACGGGCGGTAACGTTGCGGTTGAGCGGAGTGTTCTTTCCATTGTGGTGAATTGCAGTCCTGCGAGACAAGCCGAAGATAAGCACCGGCCGCCACAACCCAATATCAGCCCTGGCTAACCGCCGGGGCTTTTGCATTCTAGTGGATCAAATTTCAGCCGCTGGTGGTGATCCACTGGCGACAATTGCCGGGAGTAGAAAATGGTCATCAATACCGCCGTGTTTCACCCCAACGGCTTTTTCCTCAGCGCGCCTACCCAGGAGGACTTTTGGGTTTTGCTGAGCGATGTCGTTGGGTGGGGGCGATTCACCATGATCCGCCCCGATAATGAGTTCAGTGCTACTGGAGGGCTTTTTCAATTAGTGGAAGTGCTTCCGATAGGTTCACAACCCCCTTCGTCAGTAGTTGAAGGATCAAATGTTTTATGGCGTCTGCAGGAAGCTCGCGAGGTTTCACAGAGCGCTGATGAACTGAATGATTATGTGAAAATATCTCATGCAGTCAGCCTGAAGGATTACCTTCATAACGCCTCAGGTTATGCTCCGCTAGTGGCCCTTTCTTCAAATCATTCCAGCGCTCAAGAGCAAGGGAGTAGTGTTTTTTGCGCAAAGGAAGAGAAAGCAGCCCCACCTGAGGAAAGTCAGGATTGCTTCGAATAAGATGCTTTAAATCCACCTCTGCTTTTACCAGTTTTTCCTCTGATTGATTTAAGCGCCTGTCGATGATCGCCATTGAGCAAATCACTGCACCTACCCCAGGGTATCCAGGACGCATGAGGTATTGCTCTACCAGTGGTAGGAAGTTGTCGCTTTCATTGAAGGGGGCTCTGCCTGTCCCATACAGCAGAACAAACATCAGCTCCTCGGTTCTTATCGTGTCTGGCAGATTTTTCAAGAAATCATAAATTACGCAGCGCGGATCTGCAGCGAGCTGATTGGAATCGTTCATCTATATCCCTGTGATTGATATTGTTACTTTTGGCGATTTAACGATATCAGAGACGGGAATACACAGCCAGATCGTATCTGGCGCCTATTTGAGGCTGCGCTAACGCGTGGCCTTTTTGCATTTCAGCCCCAGCCAACGGGCGACACACTCGGCACCCTCTTACCGGCAGCGTTTACGGCTGGTGGCTGATCCCCACATCTTGGAGTTCACTATGAAATTTTCCCACTTACCCGATGGCGCGAAGTCCCAGGCGCGCGAAGCTCTGAAGCATGCCCTTACGGCCTGTCATGGCGTAACTGATGTGGAAGCGCTTGGTCAGGCTATCGCGTTTGCCTATATCGCAATGGAAGGGTATGAGAGTGAGCCAGCTGATCAGCCGACGCTTATCGGTTGCGACGGCGAAGTAAACATCCGCATCACCACCAAACCATAAGGCTGCCACTGGCGGCTTTTTCTGTTTCATGAGCGCCAACCGCCCGGCGGGAGGTAAGGATGACACGAATGCTAATCAGAGCAGCCGATGGAGCCGTGCACACTGGTAGCGCAGTGTCATTCGTCCTCGGCATCATTAATTATTTCTCACAGAGCGAATGGATCATCCTCGGCGTCATCTTCGGCATGTTCTGCTCTGCGTTTGGTATTGCCCTCGGTACTTACTTTCGCTGCCGGCGCGAGCGGCTTCTGCGTGATTGGATAAAAAAACGCACGGAGACGATCGACACGGAAGAGCTTGAAATGCTGGAGCGTGAGTGATGGGGAACAAATCAAAACTCAGTGCCGTAATGCTGGCGCTGATCGCCGCCGGCGCATCGGCCCCGGTGATGATGTCGCAGTTTCAGGAAGAGAAAGAAGGCCAACGCCTGACTGCATACCAGGACGGTGTCGGCATCTGGACAATTTGCGGCGGCGTGACGATGGTCAACGGCCAGAAGGTTGTGAAGGGCCAGCGCCTGACCGCTGAGCAGTGTAAGCAGATTGACGCAGTCGAGCAGAAAAAGGCGCTCGACTGGGTAGACCGCAACGTCAAGGTTACGCTGACTGAACCGCAAAAAGTCGGTATCGCCTCGTTCTGCCCGTGGAACATCGGCCCCGGCAAGTGCTTCACCTCCACCTTTTACAAGAAGCTGAACGCCGGCGACCGCATTGGCGCCTGCCGCGAAATCCGCCGTTGGATATTTGACGCCGGACGAGATTGCCGCATCCGTTCGAATAACTGCTATGGGCAGATATTGCGGCGCGATCAAGAGGCCGAGCTGGCCTGCTGGGGGCTTGATAAATGAGATATCTACCGTCAGCGGTATGTTTCGCAGCGGCCGGTTATCATGCTGCTCACGGCATTGATGGCTGGGGCTGGTTCCTGTTCGTCGGAGTGATTCTGCTATGAACCGAGCGACCGCGATAATTGCAGGTGTGCTGCTGGTGGTCGTAATGGTCGCCTGCTGGATAGCCAGCTATTACCAGGGAAAGTCGGAGAAGCTGGAGGGCACGGTCAAGCAACTGCAGAGCGACAACAACCTACAGACGGCGACCATTGCTACCCAAGCGCTTCACTTTCAGCGCGCCAACGAAATCAGCAACGCGGCGAATCAGTACGGCATCAAAACCGACGCGGCCACCCAGGGGAAAGAAATTGAATACCGGACGATCCTCAAGAAACAGCCGACGTGTGATCTGGCTGTGCCTGCCGCTGTTGCTGGTGGGCTGCTCGACTACACGTACCGTCTACGTTCCCGCGCAATGTCAGCTGATACCGGCGACGCTGACGCAACCGGTACTGGCGCCACTGCCTCCGGCACCCTGACTTATTGCCAGGCCGTGCTTTGGATTGATCCGCTGCTGGCTGCGCTCGACAAAGCGAACAACCAGCTTCTTGAGATTCGAAGACTCGATGAGGAAAAACAGGATGGAAAACAATTTACAAAGTAGCGGTGAGGATTGCGGCGAATCTTGGGCTACGGGAAGTTTCGAAGATGCAGCCAGACTACTTATCGAGTGGCTGGCAGAGAACAGGCACTCGCACTACACAGCAATTGTCACCGGCACCCGCGCGGAATTGCTAGAAGGAGAATCAGTGGTCGCTACGGGGGCATACATGAAAAGGGTAGCCGATCGGAACCGTGGTTTATAAAATTCTGCAAAAGGCATTCATCGAGTGCCTTTGACAGAATAAACGCACTGAATTAATCAGTGCCTGGCAATTGCGCCACGGGGTTTATAATTCTAGAGGTAGTGAATAGTTCTAAAAGGAGTCGAAATGACGCTGACAGAAGAACAGAAGGCGCTTTTCGATGCCCTGACGAAGCTGCAAAAGAAATTCGTTACCTGCCTATTGAATGGCGACCGCCAGGCGGAGGCCTACCGTAACGCGGGAGGGAAAGCGAAGGGCGACGGAGTCCACTCGAAAGCCGCCGTGATGGTAAGAAATGGTAATGTCCAAACCTTCCTCAAGTCCGTGCAGTACGAAGCCATCAATGAGGCGATCATGACGCGCACCGAAGCGCTGGAGCGTTTGTCGAAGATGGGCCGCACAGCGCTGACCGATATCGCAGAATTTAAAAACTGCCAGATAGGTGAGGATGAAGAGGGAAAACCGGTTTATCAAGCGTCCTGGTCATTCCGCGATTCGGCCTTGCAAGACCCTGAAGCGATGGCGGCCGTTGCCGAACTGACGACGGGCAAGGACGGCATCAAGTTGAAGATGCACGACCCGAAGGCGGCGATTAAGCAGCTCGGTGAAATGATGGGCTGGGAAGCGCCGAAGAAAACCGAACTATCCGGCCCCGGCGGTGGTGCCATCAAGACCGAGAACACCAACATGTCAGCCGAAGAGGCGGCAGAGGCCTATCGTAAGTTGATGGGGTAAAACTGCTGAAAACACCCCGGAAATTCAATTTCAGGGCTATGCAAAAACACCCCTGTTTTATGCATCGTTTATGCAGTCCGTTTCCGACCAATCCGACGAGAAAACCCTGACAAATCACCCACTGAGCGTGATCAGCGGGTGAGTGCTGTTTCGCCGGTGCGGGTAACGGTCATTATGTTAAATACTCCCATTTTTCAAACATTTTTCCCAGAGTAGCGAGCTATGCCTATTCCGTTCCCGTTCGACTTCAAAAACCCGGATTACACCCAGGTGTTCGAATGGAGGATGGAGCGCCTGCAGCGCATCAGGGCTAACCCGGAAACGCTGCCAGCTATTCGCGAGTTTTACCGCACCAATCCGGCCCAGTTCATCATCGACTGGGGCATGACGACCGACCCCCGCAACATCGACTACGGTCTGCCGGTGACAATCCCGTTTCTGCTGTTCCCCAAACAGGAGGAGTGGATCCACTGGATTATGACCCGACGGGAAAACATGGAGAACGGCATCACGGAAAAGAGCCGTGAGATGGGGCTGAGCTGGACGGCAATCGGGCTGGCTTGTTCGCTGTGCCTGTTCAACAAAGAAATGGTGATTGGCTTCGGCTCCCGTAAAGAGGAGTACGTGGACAGTACCGGTGACCCAAAGGCGCTGTTTTGGAAGGCGCGCAAATTCGTTGAAACGCTGCCGGTGGAATTTCGCGGCAGCTGGAGCGAAAAAAAACACGCCCCCTATATGCGCGTTGAATTCCCCGATACGGGCGCCGTTATCAAAGGCGAGGCTGGCGATAACATTGGACGCGGTGACCGCACCACGCTCTATCTGGTGGACGAGGCGGCATTCTTGCAGCGCCCTTTGCTGATCGACGCTGCGCTGTCGCAGACAACGCGCTGCCGTATCGATTTGAGTTCGGTCAACGGCATGGCTAACCCATTCGCCCAAAAACGTCATAGCGGAAAAATACCGGTGTTCACGTTCCACTGGCGTAGCGATCCGCGCAAAGACGATGCCTGGTATCGCAGGGAATGCGACAAAATCGATAACCCGGTGGTGGTGGCGCAAGAGCTCGACCTTAACTACAGCGCATCCGCCGAGGGCGTGCTTATTCCGTCCGATTGGGTTCAGGCCGCTGTTGATGCGCATATCAAGCTGGGTATTCAGCCTACTGGTAAACGCCTTGGCGCAATGGACGTTGCAGACGAAGGGCGCGATAAAAACTCATTTTCGACCCGTCACGGCTTCCTGCTGGAGAACGTCCGCGAGTGGTCAGGCGTTGGCAGCGACATCTACCAGTCGGTTGAGAAGGTTTTCGGGTTCTGCGACGCGGACAACATCGATGAGTACCGTTTCGACGAGGACGGATTAGGGGCTGGTGTTCGCGGCGACGCCCGCGCCATCAACGAGTTGCGTAAAGCCGCCCGCCGGCCGATGATTCTGGCGACCCCATTCAGGGGGAGCGGCGCGGTATTTGATCCCGACGATGAAGCGGTACGCGGCGACAATGGCCAGCAGGCGCGGCTGAACAAAGATTTCTTTGCCAACGCCAAAGCACAGAGCTGGTGGCGTCTGCGCAAGCTGTTCCAAAACACCTACCGCGCGGTTGTCGAAAAAATGCCGTACAACCCCGACGAAATCATCTCCATCAGCAGCACGATGGAAAACAAAGACAAACTCATCATCGAACTTTCACAGCCGACCTACTCAATCAACGGGGTGGGGAAAATCGTTGTGGACAAACAGCCTGACGGCACCAAATCGCCCAACCTGGCCGACTCGGTGATGATCAGTTACGCGCCAATGAATTCAGCCCTGAATATCTGGGAGCTGTTAGGGAGACAGGCCTGATGGCACGAAATAAACCCACCTCAAAGCGGACGGCACAAGCCACCGCCGACGGGTACGAGAACTTTGTCGCCCGCGTTGGGATGCAAACCCCTAACCAGCATTCAGCATCGACTTACCGGGCAAACTTCACCAGTCGCAACCGCATGATGGTTGAGTGGTCATATCGCTCATCCTGGGTAATTGGTGAAGCCGTAGACGCCATCCCTGACGATATGACCCGCAAAGGTATTCGCATCACGTCAGAGATTGACGCGAAAGACCGTGGCGTTATTGAGTCTCAACTGGACAACATGCAGATCTGGGATGCACTGAATGACGTGCTGAAATGGTCACGGCTCTATGGCGGCGCGGTTGGCTTCATCATGATCGAGGGGCAAGCGCCGTTTACGCCGCTGCGCCTGGAAACGATTGGCGAAGGTAAGTTTAAGGGCATCCTCCCGCTTGACCGCTGGATGATTAACCCTGTGCTCACCCGCCGCATTAAAGAGATGGGGCCAGACCTCGGTAAGCCCGAATTCTACGACGTTGTGACGACCGCTACGGGCATTCCCGCCTGGCGGATACATCACAGCCGCCTGATCCGGTTCGACGGCGTTACGCTGCCATTCCAGCAGAAAATGACCGAGAACGAATGGGGGATGTCAGTTGTAGAGCGCATCTGGGACAGGCTGACCGCATTCGACAGCGCTACCGTAGGCGCTGCGCAGCTGATCTATAAAGCACACCTGCGTACCTACAGTGTGGAGAAGCTTCGCGAACTGATCGCGCTTGGCGGCCCCGCGTTTGAGGCACTTCTGAAAAATATCGACCTTATCCGCCAGTTCCAAAGCAATGAGGGCATGACCCTCATGGATACCAAGGATAAGTTTGAAACGCACCAGTACAGCTTCAGCGGGCTGGATGACGTCATTTCACAGTTTGCAGAGCAGATCAGTGGCGCCGTCGGCATTCCGCTGGTGCGCCTGTTCGGTCAGTCACCGAAAGGTTTCTCAACGGGTGATGCTGATCTTGCCAACTACTACGACCGCGTCAGCTCGCTGCAAGAGCGCCGCCTGCGTCTGCCGCTTCGGAAGGTGCTCGACATCATGCACCGCTCTGAGCTGGGCAAGGAGCTGCCGGAGGACTTCACCTTTGAGTTTAACCCGCTGTGGCAGATGTCCGACGTTGACCGATCAACAGTGGCGGTGAACACCGTGACGGCCATCAGCACTGCGCTGAATGACGGGCTGATGTCGCCAAAGGCTGCGATGACGGATTTGCGCGAAAACTCGGATGTGACGGGTATTGGTGCATCGATCACTGATGAGGACATCGATAATGCGCAGTCGCAGTATGAGGAGCCTGAACTTGAAACCGGCCCTGCGCCGGCGTTCCGAAATCCAGTATCAGAAAAGCCTACTGGGGATAGTCAGTCAGATAAATCAGATCGTAACTGGCTCCTACGATGGTTCCCAGGCAAGCGCTGACACGGTAGCCGATCACCTCATCGACTACTCGCAGGTGCTGGACGACTGGGCGGCAATGGTCGGTCAGAAAATGTTCCTGCAGGTGGAGCGCGAGGAGTGGAACCAGTGGAAATCGGTATCACAGCAGATTTCCGAGGGGCTTCGGGATGTAGTCGGCAACACGCCGATCGGCCAGGTGACACAGGATATCGTCTACCGGCAAATCCAACTGATGAAGTCGCTGCCGCTGGAAGCCGCAGATCGCGTCCGAGAAATCCAGCAGCGCGCCATACAGGCCACCATTCACGGCGAACGCCCCGATGCGCTGTACGAGATGATTATGCAGTCCGGTGATGTAGCGGCCAGTAGAGCGAAGATGATTGCCCGCACGGAGATAGGACGTGCCACGGGCGCACTGACGCAGGCTCGAGCGCTGGCGGTTGGTTCTGATGGTTATTGGTGGCGCATTGAAGGCGCTGGCACGCGACCATCGCATAAAAAAATGCGGGATAAGTTCGTTTACTGGCACAACCCGCCGACGCTGGACGGCATGACCGGTCACGCCGGATGTCTGCCGAATTGCAAATGCTGGTCTGAAGTTCACATCCCTGGGCCGAGAAAGTGAAAAATGCGGGCTTCGCTATCAATTCTCGCTGAACTGCAATAGCGGTGAATTGTTGCGAAAATGTTGTAGTGAAAAACGTGGGCTTTCAGCCGAGAAAGTTGAGAGTTTTACGTCTCTCAGCCCGCATTTGCATCGAGTGCCGATCGCGTGGTGCGCAAAAGGTCTATTATGTTAAATACGCCGGAAATCGGCGAAATTATCCCCCTGGATACAGGTCGCGCAAGCGGCCTTTTTTATGCCCGCCATTCAGCAGGTAACCCATGAAATATTTCTTTGAAACCCGACTGGGTGAGACGCGCTATACGCTGGCTGATGGCTCGCTGCTTTGCAAGGACGTGCCGATCGCCCGAACGGGTACGCAAGTCTACTCTGCCAAAGACCTGCCGAATCTGAAGCCGAACGCAGCGGGAGAAATCATCGTCAGACGCTCGCCAGAGCAGGTGTTCGATCTTGCTACGCTGGCCTCGTTTGAGGGGATGAGCATCACGGTGCTGCACCCAGAGGACGCAGAAGGCAACGTCCGGCTGATCAATCCGCAGAACTGGAAAGAGCTGGCGCATGGTCATATCCAGAACGTTAGACGCGGGACAGGTGATCAATCCGATCTGATGCTGGCCGACATCATCGTCAAAGATGAGTACGCCATCCAGTTGATCGAGGAAGGTCTGCGGCAGGTGTCATGTGGCTATGACGCAGAGTACGAACAGACGACCCCTGGTACAGCTGACCAGGTGGACATCACAGGTAACCATGTGGCTCTTGTTCCAAAAGGCAGAGCCGGAAATCGTTGTGCAATTGGAGACAGAGACACAATGGCAACTCAAAAGAAAAGCTGGCTACAGCGCCTTCGTTTCGCCCACAAGACAGGTGACGCGGACACGATGAACGAACTGCTGGAATCCGCTCCGGCAGCCGTGACAGTGGATGAGGGGGATTTGCCAAGCGGCGTAAACCTCAACATCAATCTTTCACCTCAGCAGCCGCTCCCGAATAAAGATCCGGAGATGGGCGGTGAGCCTACCGGAGACGGCGAGGACGATATCAAAACCTTGCTGAAAGCGCTGCTGGCGAAACTGGAAGGGACGACCACCGGCGATAATGCCGGTGAACCTGAAGGCAAAGAGAAAAAAGAGCCTACCGGCGACGGCGAGGACGACGAAGAAGAAACCACGATTACCGGCGATTCTGCTTACCGTGCGGAAGTCATCGTTCCTGGTATCGACCTCAGCCGCAAGGTGAAGCCAACCGCCTTTAAACGTGACGTGCTGGCCGCTGCTGATAAATCGCTGGTTCGCCAGGTGGTGGGTGACGCTGATATCAGCAAACTGCCGAAACAGTCGGTCAACATGGCGTTTAACGCCATCTCTGAGATTGCGAAAGGTCGCAATACCCGAGAAATCACAGGTGACGCGCAGCGCCTGAATCTTGGCCCCCAAAACATCTCCGCCCTGAACAAGCAGAACGCCGAATTCTGGTCTAACCGAAAAGGATAAAACAATGACTTCATACCTGTACCGGATGCCTGTGGGCATTGCCGGGGCTATCTCTCGCCCGCAGGATTTGACCGTAGAGCCGGTAATCCTCAAATCCGCTAACGCTTTCCCTGCTTATGGCCTGGCGGGGAAAATCGACGCGGACGGTTTCTTTGTGCCGCTGGCTGACGGTGACACCGCCGACAAAGTGAAAGGCATCTATGTGCGGCCTTACCCAACCACGTCTCAGCCTGACATGGTTCGCCAGGTAGGTACCGACAAGAACTTCCCCGGCGATGCAATGAAGCGTGGCTACATGACGGTTAACGTGGGCTCCGATGCCAGCACCATCAAAAAGGGCGCACCGGTCTACATCGTCGTTTCCCCTGACGCTTCTATCGATGTTCCCCTGGGCGGTTTCATGGCGACGCTGGTTGCCGACAAAACCGTTCTGCTGCCTAACGCAGAATTCACTGGCGCCGGCGATGCCGACGGCAACGCTGAAATCTCCTGGAAGATTTAAGGAAAAGACGAATGATTACTTTTGATCAGGCAACCGTTGATAGCTCCGGTGCGTTTCTCATCGGCGAGCTGGAGCGCCTCGACCAAACGCTGAACTTGCCGCTGGTTGGCTATACCTGGAGCCGTGATATTCAGCTGCGTGAAGACGTGTCGATTGCTGATGACATCTCCAGCTGGACAAACACCAGTTTCGGCGCTGCCGGTACTGGCGCAAACCCGAACGGCAAGAACTGGATCGGTAAAGACTCTACCGCCATTGCGGGTGTGAACGTCGATATCGGTAAAGACGGCAACCCACTGAACTTGTGGGGCATGGAATTGGGCTGGACTGTTGTAGAACTGGCAGCAGCGCAGCAGGTAGGCCGTCCGATCGATACCCAGAAATATGAGGGCATGCAGCTCAAGTGGCAGATGGACAACGATGAGCAGGTTTACATCGGCGATGATTCACTGGGGCTGAAAGGGTTGACCAACCTGGTCGGCGTTACGCTGAACAACGCGCCGAAGACCTGGGCGGCATCCACCAATGACGAAATTCTGGATAGTGTGAACAGTATTTTGTCGAATGCCTGGGCCGCATCTGGCTATTCCGTTGTGCCTTCTGACCTGCGTATTCCGCCTGAGCAGTATTCTTTGCTGGCTAGCCGCAAGGTTTCCGAAGCGGGCAATATGTCGCTGCTGAGCTATCTCTCGGTTAACACCATTGCATACCATCAGAACGGCGTGCCACTGGAGATCAAGGCCGTCAAATGGCTGAAGAAACGCGGTGTTGGTGGCAAGGATCGCATGATGGCTTACACCAACGACAAGAAATACGTCCGCTATCCGCTGGTTCCTCTGCAGAGCGTGCCTATTCAGTATCGCGGCCTGTACCAGATCGCCACTTACTACGCCAAGCTGGGTGCGGTTGAGCCGGTGTACAAAGAAACCCTGTCCTACGTGGACGGCATCTAATCACCAGAACGGCCCCGAAAGGGGCCTGAAGGATTACCGAAATGACGAAAGAAAAGCTGGTTACGATCCACGTACACACCCCATTTAAACTCACCCACGCGGATAACTCGGTGCAGGAGTTCGGCAAGGGGCGTCACAACGTTCCCGAGGCTGTGGCCTCTCACTGGTTTGTCGAGGCGCACACCGAAGCATTGGGCGATTTCACCCCGCCAAATCTCGACGAAGCCGGCGCGCAGCGCATTGCTGAGCTGGAAGGTAAGGTTACCGAACTGCAGCGGCTTCTGGAGATTGAAAAGGACAAGGTAGTAGAGCAAACCGAACAGCTGCAGGCAGCTGCTGCCGGCCTAGTTGAGCGCAACGAACAAATCACCGCGCTTAACGCCCAGGTGGCGGATCTGACCGCACGACTGGAGAAATCCAATGGAGCAGCCAAGAAATAAGTCACTGCCAACGTCGGCAGACTTTCGCCGCGACTTCCCGCAATTCACTGATGCCGTCACCTACCCAGAAGCGCAGATTCAGTTTCGCCTGAACCTGGCTGACATCCTGCTGAGCGAAAAAGTAACTGGCGCCAAAATATTCCCCTATCTGGTGGAGTTATTTGTGGCCCATTACATGGCGCTCTTTGCTCAGGATCAGCGGTCTGCAGCGGCTGGCGGCGCGGGCGGTGCATCCAGCGGTGTCCAGACATCAAAATCGGTTGATAAGGTCAGCGTGAGCTATGACGCAAGCGCGACGCTTAACCCTGATGCTGGATTCTGGAATAACACTCGCTACGGCGCGGAGTTCTGGCAACTGATTACGATGTTCGGGGCAGGCGGTAGGCAGCTATGAAAAGCGGACTCAAGGTCAGGAACGACAACGCAGAATCGGTGCTGTCGTCTTTGCGCTCTCTGTCAAAAATGGATGTGCTGGTGGGCATTCCAGAGGCTAATGCAACGCGTGAGGATGGCGAGAGCCTGAACAACGCGGAGATCGGCTATCTGCAATCTACAGGCGCCACGGTGCAGCTTGGCGGCCAAACCGTCACGCTACCACCGCGCCCGTTTCTGGATATGGGTATCGAGGACACCAAGCCACGAACCACTGAGCATCTGAAGGCAGCGGCCGTGGCTGCGCTGAACGGCAAAACGGAGGCAGCGCAGCGGGAGTTTGAAAGCGCTGGGCAGATTGCGCGGGATGGCGCCAAGGCGGTCATTGGTGCCGGTGACAGGCTTCACCCTCTCTCTGAGATGACGAAGGCTAACCGGCGCGCCAGGGGCATTCCCGGCGACAAACCGCTCTATGCTCACGGCTATCTGCTGCGCTCAATCACTTACGTGGTAAGGAGTAAATAATGCCACTTCTTGACGTGACCGAGGTTCTTCTTGACCCTGACTTTTGCGACGCGACGCTGGTTTGCAAGCGTCAGGTGCAAAGCAGGGATGAGGATAACTTTGTAACTAACGCCACGCAGGAAATACCGTTTGCTGGCGTGGTAACGGTAGATCGCTCACTGGAAGCGCAGCGAATGATTGCCGGGCAAAACATTGCCGGCGCCATTCTCATCGTGACGCAATTCCGGCTTACGCGCGGTAATCGTGATGGATTAGATGCCGATATCGTGCCGTATGAGGGGTATAGCTATCGTGTAACGAAGGTTGACCCGTATACGCGCTATGGCGCTGGGTTTGTGCAGGCTCATTGTGAATTGCTTGATGAGGCGTAGGCCATGAGTAATGACAGCACAGCGCCTGGATACCTGACGCCGGTCAGTGATGGGCCAACCTACGACGAAGCGCTGGAGCGCCAGATCAGTCGGTGGATCCGCGGCGTCACCGGCATGGAAAAAGACAACGTTTATCCGCGCTGGACTGACCCTCAACCGCAGATACCGAAAAACGGCACCACCTGGTGCGCATTCGGCATTACTGGCGTACAGGAAGATGCCAACCCCGCGTATATCCAGGGCGCTGAAAACGCCGAACAGTGGTCGCACGAAACCATCGATATTCTGGTGTGCTTCTATGGCCCGCAGGGAATGACGGTGGCAACCCGTTTCCGTGATGGCCTGTTTGTCTCGCAGAACAATGACGAGCTGAAAAACAGCGATCTGACCCTGCTCGACTGTGGGCGGATATTCAACCTTCCAGAACTCATCAACAACCAGTGGGTGCGCCGGTATGACATCGCCGTGCGCCTGCGTCGCAAAGTGATCCGCGAGTACGGCATCAAGTCGCTGGTGGAAGCACCGGTTCAATTCTTCGGAGAATAATCTATGTCACAGGGCTTACCTGTATCTAACATCGTCAATGTGACGGTGAATATGGCGCTGCGCGCTGCACAGGGGCGCAACTTTGGCGCGCTGCTGATCGTCGGTGGCTCTGATGTCATTGACGGCAGTCAGCGCATGCGTAGCTATTCTGGCATTACCGACGTCGGAGCGGATTTCGGTATGGAGGCGCCGGAGTACAAGGCCGCTAACCTGTATTTCCAGCAGACGCCGCAGCCGCGTACGCTGTACATCGGCCGCTGGATTAAAGAAGACCAGGCGGCGCTGTTGCGCTGTGCCATTCTGACGCCGGCGCAGCAGGCGATCAGCACCTGGGCATCGGTGACCGATGGCGCGATGAAAATCAGCATCGACGGCACCAACAAGACGATCACAGCCGTAGATTTCTCAGCAGAAACCAACCTGAACGGCGTGGCCGCGCGGATTGCGGAGAAGCTGAGCACGGCTAATGTGACGTGGGACGCAGTGAACAGCCGATTTATCATCACCTCAAAATCGACCGGCGCATCGTCGGCGGTGGGGTATGGTTCGGCTAACACGACCGGCACGGACATCTCGGCAATGATGGGGGCGGTGCAGAACGCCGGCGCACTGGCTATCCCGCGCGCAGCTGCTGAAAATATTCAGTCCTGCATCTACAAGCTGGCCGACATGTCTACTGGCTGGTATGGCCTGCAGATCGCAGATACATCGCTGGAAGATGACGAAGTGATCAGCGTGGCGGCCTTTATCCAGTCCGATGACGTTTCCCGCATCTTCGGTTACACCACGCAAAACACCGGCGTGTTGGATCTGGATAACGAGAACGACATCGCCAGCAAGCTGAAAAACGCCAAATACGGTCGCACCTTCATTCAGTATTCCAGCGCGAGCCCGTATGCCTCGGCGTCCATCTTCGGGCGTGCGTTTACCGTGAATTTCCTCGGTAACAACACCACGATCACGCTGAAATTCAAGCAGCAGCCTGGCATTGCAGCGGAAACGCTGACACAGACGCAGGCCAAGACGCTGACGGCGAAAAACTGCAACGTGTTCGTCAATTATGACAACGACACGGCGATCATCCAGGAAGGCCTGATGTGCAACGGCGATTTCTTCGACGAGCGCCACGGTCTCGACTGGCTGCAGAACTACGTCCAGAACAACCTCTATAACGTGCTCTATACCAGCACAACCAAAGTGCCGCAGACCGATCCGGGCATCACGCGATTGCTGACCAGCGTCAACGGCTCGCTTGAGCAGGGCGTCACAAACGGCCTGATGGCGCCGGGGGTATGGAATGGCGACCCAATCGGCAACCTGGAGACCGGTGAAACGCTCACCACGGGTTATTACACCTACGCGCCGCCTATCGCCAGCCAGGCACAGGCAGACCGTGAAGCGCGTAAAGCACCTGTGATCCAGTGCGCTATCAAGTTGGCCGGCGCCGTACATTTCGCCGATGTCATCATCAACGTAAATCGATAAGGGGCAAAAATGTCTACTTACAGCTTTTTGGATTATTCCGCCTCTATCGTTGGCCCCGGTGGTGCGTTCGATCTGGGCTATGGCTCGGGCAACGCCGAGGAAGGCATGACTGTCACGATGGTTGAAGCGAAGAACACCATGACCATCGGCGCCGACGGATCTGTGATGCACAGCCTGCACGCCGGTAAAGGTGGCACGATTACGGTGACGCTGCTCAAAACCTCGCCGACCAATGCGAAACTGAGCGCGATGTATAACGCCCAGTCGCTCTCTTCTGCTACCTGGGGCAATAACGTGATCGTGATGCGCAACAGCGCCAGCAACGATGTTTGCACCGCGCGCTCGGTCGCGTTCCAGAAAATCCCCGACTGGCAGAACGCCAAAGACGGCGGCACCGTGTCTTGGGTATTTGACGCCGGCATGGTCGATCAACTGCTCGGCACCTTCTAAGGAGTGATGCATGGAATTTGAAATTAAGGGCGTGCAGTATCGCGCGGCCAAACTTGACGCATTCGCTCAACAAGATGTGGCTATCGCGTTGGCGCCGGTTTTATCCGGCCTTATCCCGTTGCTGAAAGACATCATGGCCGGTAATGGGAAGTCGCTGCAGGAGGATAAAAACCGCCTGTTTGACGAGATCATTCCGCTGGTGGTGAAGGCCATCGGCCAGCTGAGCCGGGAAGGCCGCGCGGAGATAAACCATGCTTGCCTGTCTGTGGTACAGCGCCAACAGGGTAAGGCTTGGACAAAAATCTATGAGCCAAGTCAGCGCGTGATGATGTTCGACGACCTCAACGGACTTGATCTGGTGAAAATCGTCGGCAACGTGGTGCGGGACTCCCTCGGTGATTTTTTTCCCGCACTCCCCGTGAGCGACAGCAACACGGCCCAGGAATCAGCTTAGCGCTGGAATCGCTGGCAAAGGGGCGCAGTTATCTGCTGCGCCCGGTACATGCCCGCATGTGCAGCTATGAGTCGCTTAAAGACGGCACGCTGTCACTGGCTGATATTGCGCTGATGAATGAGTCGCTTGATGTCGAGGCGGAAAATAATTACCTGATAAAAAAATGGCAGGCAGAAAATGAACGCTGAAACCATCAAGGACTTCCTGATCTCGCTGGGGTTCGACATCGACGAGGCTGGCGGCCGCAAGTTTGAATCGGTGGTTTCCGGCGTCACGATGAATGCGGTCAAGATGGGCGCCGCGGTCGAAGCGGCCGCGCTGACCGTCGTCGGGTTCACGACCAAGATCGCCAGCAGCCTCGACCGCCTTTATTGGCAGTCACAGCGTACTGGTGCCACTGCGAACAATATCAGGGCTATCGGCTACGCCTTCAGCCAGGCGGGCGGCAGCGTGGAGGGGTTCAACGGCACGCTGGACAACTTGGCGCGCTTCCTGCGTTCGACACCAGGCGCAGAGGGATTCCTGCGTAATCTGGGTATTCAGACGCGAGACGCGGCCGGCAATCTGCGTGACACTGCCCAGCTGGTGACGCTGGTCGGCGACAAGCTGGCGAAAATGCCGTACTACCGCGCCAACCAGTATGCGCAAATCCTCGGTATTGACGAAAGCACGTTGCTGGCAATGCGGCGGGGTGTGAAGGGATTCACTTCTGATTATCAGAGCATGCTGCAGGCGACAGGGTTCGATTCGCAGAAAGCGGCGGAGCAGTCGAACAAGTTCATGACCCAAATGCGCGGGTTGGCGAATCTGTTCGGCATCATGCGAGACAAGATCGGCGGTAACCTTGCCGGCGGCCTGGCAGGGAATCTCGAAAGCTTCCGCAAAAATATCCTTCTCAACTTCCCCAAAATAGAGGGGACGATCACCGCCGTGCTGAAAAAGGTGCTTTCACTGGCCGATAGCATCATGACGCTGGTTTATCGTGGCGTGCAGGGCGTTGGCGATCTCATGAGGTGGTGGGATCGACTGGATGATACAACCAAGGGGCTGATCAAGGTGCTGGGCGGCCTGCTGTTGGCCTGGCGCATGCTGAATAGCGCGTTCCTCACTTCCCCGATTGGCATGGTTACGGCGCTCATTGCTGCGCTGGTTGCGCTTTATGACGATTATCAGGTCTGGAAAGAAGGCGGCGACAGCCTGATCAACTGGGGGAAATGGAAGCCTGAAATCGACGCTGCGATGAAGGGCATGAAAGAGCTTCGGGATTCCATATTCAGCGTCGGGCAGGAAATTGCCAAGCTGCTGAACATTGACCTGAAAAGCTGGTCGCTGAAAGGTGACATTGCCGACTTAACGAAGCAATTCGGCGAGTTCGGCAAGATGATGACGATGATCGGCGATCTCATCAACGCGCTGAAGGACGGGAACTGGAGCGAGGTTGGCAGGCTTGGCAAGGCGTTGCTTAGCCAGGGGCAGGGAAATCCTGACGCGTTGCCTGCTGTCACCGACAGCGCGAACAGCGCCGCCGATTGGGTTAAGGACAAAACAGGCTTCGACCCGCGCAGCGTTGGGCAGTGGATACGCGGTCAGTTCTCAGGCGCTAACGAGCCGCGCGGCATCCGCAACAACAATCCCGGCAACCTGAACTACGTCGGCCAGAACGGCGCGACTCTGGAAGATCACGCCACACCCCGATTTGCTCGATTCAATTCTGCTTTTGAAGGGTTCGCGGCGCTGGGTAAGCAGATCAAGGCGTACTACAACGGGACGTCAAAGGCCGCAGGGTATCAGAAGCTGCAATCTGTCGAGGACATCATCAGCCGCTTTGCGCCGGCCAGCGAGAATAACACCCAGGCCTATATCAACAAGCTGAGCAAAATGCTCGGCGTTGGTCGGGGTGACTCGCTGAATATTCAGGATCCGCAGGTGCTGGCAACACTGATGAATGGCATCACGCAGATTGAGAACGGCAAAAACCCCTACGCGCCGGAAATGGTGCTGAAGGCGGCTCAGTCGGCCGTTGGCGCTGGTGGCTCGAATAGCTCCGTGTTCAACATCAACGTGCAGGGCGGTGGGGATCCGCGCGAAACAGCACGCCTGACCGGTGACGCGGTTGAGGGCGTTTACCGTCGGCAGACGCGCAACATGCAAACACAGGTGGGCTGATGGATATTTTATCTGTGCTGTTCTCCCAGCAGCGGCGCCGCATCGGCATTATCGTGCCGAGCGTGGCAATCAGCGAGAAGCACATGGACGCGACGGAAATCACCGAGCATCCCGTGGAGCTCGGCGCGCCGACAAGCGACCATGCGTATGACCGCCCCGCTGAGGTGACGATGGAGCTGGGGTTTGCCAGCGGCGGATCGCTGATAGACGGAATCGATACGACCGAGATTTTTAACGTCAGTACCGGTTTATCGCTTGGCACTAGCCCGGCGGATGTCTATCAGCAGTTGTTGGAACTGAAAAAAAGCAAAAAGCCGTTTGACGTGACGACCGGTAAGCGGCAGTACCAGAACATGCTGATCCGCGCTATCGAGGTGCTGACCGACAGAACCAGCGAAAACGTGCTGATGACGACGCTTACCCTACGCGAGCTCATCATTACCGAAACGCAGAAGGTGACGACCACGCCGGCGGAAAACATGCAATCGCCCCAGGACACCGGCGGCGTGAGCAACACAGGGCTGAAAAACCCTACCACACCGGAAAAGCAGCAGAGCATTTTAAAGTCTGCGGGAGGCTTCATTGGCATTGGTTGAAATCCCCCTTACGCCGGTATCCCAGCAGTTCGCTATCCAACTGGCCGGTGTGCAGTACCAGCTTACGCTGATGTGGCGCGATGTGGCCGGGTGGGTGCTGGACATTGCCAGCAACGACAAGACGCCGATTATCCAAGGGATCCCGCTGGTGGCCGGTGCCGACCTGCTGGCGCAGTATCGTTATCTGGGGATTGGCGGTCAGCTGTTCGTGATGTCCGATCCCGCCGTGCTGGCGCCACCGACGCAGACTAATCTGGGCATTGAGTCCCATCTCTACTTTCTGACCAACTGACCGCCTTCGGGCGGTTTTTTATGGGGCGCCTATGACCACTAACTGGATGCGAAAATGCAGCCTGATCGTGGCGAACGATGCCGGGGAAGGGCTGGAATTATCCGGCCTGAAAATCAGCTTCAACATCAGCAGACCCGACATCAGTTACCCCGCCACGGCGATGTTCAAGATATACAACCTGAGCCGGAACACGAACAGCCGGATCAGGCAAAACGAGTTCACGCAGATCAAATTTGTCGCCGGATATCAGGACAACTACGGACTGATTTTTTCCGGGCAAATCCAGTATTCCTACAGCGGGCGTGAAAACCCGACCGACACCTACGTGGTGATCCAGGCGGCCGACAGTGACCAGGCGCATAACTTTGCAGTGATGAACACCACTCTGGCGGCTGGGTACACGCAGCAGGACGTTCACACCGCGTTGATGAAGCCGATCGGGGTATACGACATCGTCGCCGGCGCTACGCCGGAATTTGCCACCACCAAGGCGCCACGCGGTAAACCGATGTTCGGCATGCACCGCGATGAAGTTTCCAGCCTGGCGGCGCAGTGCAAGGCAACATGGCGCTATGAGAACGGGCGCCTGCAGATGGTGCCGGAAAACGCCTATCTGGCCGATGCCATCGTGCTGAATGCGCAGACTGGCCTGATCGGTATGCCAGAGCAAACCATTAACGGCGGCATCAATGTGAAATGCCTGATTAACCCGAACATCCAGCTCGACACGCTGATCCGCCTCGACAACAAATCGATAAACCAGGTCGGCCTGTCCAACAAAGAGATCGCCACCGGCAGCACGGCGGGCGCCTCCGTACAACAGCCAGCAGTGCTGGACATGGACGGCGATTATATCGTGAAGAACATCGCCTATTACGGCGACACGCGCGGGAATGCCTGGTATCAGGACATGATCTGTATTGCCAAGGGCGGCGCGGGGCTGCTGAACCAATCAACTATCCGGGCAGGAGCATAACGTGGTAACGAACAATGAACGCCAGGACTCTCCCGAGCTAGTGCTGAAGGCCGTAGCCGATTCGCTCAGCACCAGCCTACGGGTGGCAATGCCGGGCATCATCCAGTCTTTCGACTCTGGCGCGGTAACTGCCACGATCCAACCGGCCGTAAAAGCCTCTGTGCGGCAATCTGACGGTGCCTTGTCATCGGTGGCGCTGCCACTGCTGGTAGATGTTCCTGTCGTGTTCCCGCGCGGTGGGGGCGTCACGCTGACGTTTCCTGTGGCCGCCGGCGATGAGTGCCTTGTCGTTTTCGCCGACCGCTGCATCGATTACTGGTGGCAGAACGGCGGGGTGCAGGAACCCGTAGACCAGCGCCAGCACCATCTTGCGGACGCTTTCGCAATGGTCGGCCCGCAGTCGCAAGCGAAGAAAATCAGCGGCATCAGTACCACCACCGCACAGTTGCGCACCGACGACGGCGCCGCATTTATCGAACTCGACCCAGGCAGCCATGCCGTTAACGTCACCACGCAGGGAAAACTGACCGCCAGCGCGCAGGGCGGCACGGAGATAAACTCCCCGGAAATCGTGCTCAACGGCAACGTGACCATCAACGGCAACCTGTCACAAGGCATGGGCGACGGAGGCGGCACGGCTACGATGCATGGGCCGGTGACCGTGACTAACGATGTCACCGCCGGCGGCATCAGCCTGCAGACGCATAAACACGGTGGCGTAGAAACTGGCGGCGGCCAGACAGGAGGCCCGGAGTGAAGTACCGCAAAGAGGACGAGAACGGCGATTACACCTTCGGCCAGGGTGACAACACCTTTTTGGAGAACACCCCGGAGGCAGTCGCACAGGCGGTGAAAACGCGCTTTGAACTGTGGACGGGCGAATGGTTTCTCGATGTGAGCGACGGCACGCCGTATCGCGAGACGATACTCGGCAAGCACAAATCAGCCGCCTACAACATGGCGGTGCGCGAGCGGATCCTCGGCACGCAGGGCGTGACCGAAATCCTCGAATTCACCACGGAATATAACCCCGATACGCGCCGCGTGACGTTCACCGCGACCATCAACACGCTATACGGCGAAACGACTGTAACCAGCGAGGCATAATGCTAAATCTCGATACGTTAGGGCTTGCGGCCAAGGTGACCGCTAGCGGTATCAGCGCGCCTGATTATCAGACGATACTCAACACGCTGACTGGTTATTTCCAACAGATTTACGGTGATGATGTCTATCTGGAATCAGACAGCAAAGACGGCCAGATGCTGGCTATCTATGCTCGCGGCATTCATGACGTTAACAACATGGCGATCGCAGTCTATAACTCATTCAGCCCGGCAACGGCGCAGGGCCGCGGCCTGGCCTCAAACGTGAAAATTAACGGCATTTCGGTAACGCCGGCGTCTCGCTCCACTGCTGATGTGCGGATCGTGGGACAGGTTGGCACACCCATTACCAACGGCACAGTGCGCGACAGCAACGGCATCAGCTGGTCATTGCCTGCCAGTGTTGTCATCGGCATTGATGGCACGGTGACCGTGACCGCGACATGCCAGATTGATGGCGCTGTCGTGGCGCCTGCCGGCAGCATTACCGAGATCGGCACCCCTACGCGCGGCTGGCAGTCGGTAACCAACCCGGCGGCCGCAACCGCTGGGCGAAAAGTGGAGACGGACGCAGAGCTGCGTCAGCGCCAGGCTAAATCCGTAGCTATCCCATCACTGACGGTGCTAGATGGCATTATGGGCGCCGTTGCGACGTTGGACGGCGTAGAGCGATATCGTGGTTATGAGAACGACACCAGCGTAACAGACGCCAACGGCTTGCCGCCACACAGCATTTCGCTTGTTGTTGCCGGCGGTGACGTGGCTGCGATCGCCAAAACCATCGCCACGAAGAAAACGCCAGGCGGCGGCACCTATGGCACGACCACGATCGACGTTACCGACAAATACGGCATCGTGCATCCGATCAGCTTCTTCCGCCCGACCAGCGTTGATATTTACGCGCGCGTCGAGATCAAGGCGCTGCAGGGCTACACGTCTGCGGTCGGCGAGGAAATCAGAACGGCTGTTGCGGCATACATCAATGAAATCGAGATCGGCGATCCGGTATACCTGACGCGTCTATTCCTGCCTGCCAACCTGAACGGCAGCGCAGACAGCGCAACGTTCGACATTACCGACCTGCAGATAGGCACCTCACCGGGTAGCCTGGCGCCGGCAAACGTCGTGATCGGGTTCAACGCGGTAGCCGCTTGTGCGCCGGCGAATGTCGAAGTGGTGGTGATCCCATGAGTGAAACGAAGTACCAAAAGCTCATCACGTCCTATCACAAGCACAAGCCGAAATTTTACGACCATATCTCCCTCATCACCCAGCCCCTGATCGACGTGCAGAACGCCACAGCAAAGCTGGTAGATGATTTCGACCTGGATACTGCCGTGGGCGTGCAGCTGGATGCTGTCGGCTTGTGGGTAGGGATAGGGCGGAAGATAGCGACACCAATCACCGGCGTTTACTTCTCTCTGGACGATGAGGAACTGGGTTTTGATGCCGGATTATGGCGCGGGCGATTCGATGCCGGCGGCTTCACTGAGCTGGATGATGACACCTACCGAACCATCATCCGCGCGAAAATAGCGGCCAACCATTGGGACGGCACCACGGAGACGCTCAGTGACGTCTACCAGATTATTTTCCCAGACGGAAAAACGAAGATTTTCGCCGTCGATAACTTCGATATGACGATGTCGGTTTACATCACCGGCGAGAAGATAACGCCAGTCATGAAGGCCGTGATCGAACTGGGTTATCTGGACATCAAACCCTCAACTGTCCGTATCAAAAATTACACCATCACTACCGATTCAGGGCCGCTATTCGGCTTTGACATCGACAACGAATTTATCTCAGGCTTCGACAGCGGCGCCTGGGGAACATTGCTGGGAGCATCCAATGGCTAAGAATGAGTTTTTACCCTTCGGCACAGCGGCAAATGCCAACGTTTTACCTAATGCGGACTATCTGGCACTGCCTGAGCGTTCTTCAGGATTTAACTCTGGTGTGGCTAAGTCTGAACAGCTCAACACTGTCTGGCGACAGGCATCAGTGATCGCCAGCGTCGTCGCGCAATTCATTGCGGATAACAGCGGGCAGGATGTGCTGGATGATGGCAATGTGACGACGCTGAAAAACAGCCTTGAACAGGCCTTGAGCGCACAAGCAACAGGGCGCCTGCTCAATGTCAGAACCTTTACCTCGTCAGGAACTTACACCCCTACACCTGGAACGAAATCCATTATTGCTGAGGGCGTTGGTGGTGGGGGTGGTGCAGGTGGGGCTCCTTTCACAAGCTCTGGCTATTACACAGGCACAGGGGGCGGCGGTGCGGGTGGGTACTTCAAAACACGGATCACGAACATTCCAGCCTCAATAAGTGTGACAGTGGGTAAAGGAGGGGCAGGTGGACTCGGAGGGAGTGCTGGCAACGTCACCGATGGAGCGGATGGTGGGCAAACATATTTGGGATCATATGCTCAAGCATCAGGCGGTAAGGGATCTACTGCGAGCAGCTCACCACAGAATACTGGCGTATCATATCGCTTTGGCTCAGGGTTTGGTGGTTTCGCTACTAACGGTGCGATTTTAAACTGCAATGGTGGTGACGGAACGGCGTCAATCGTTATCTCGGTTGGAAGTGGATTAAGTGGAACCGGCGGTGCGAGTTACTTTAGCTCTGGTGGTTCCCCTACACCGTTTAACTCATCAGGGGTTAGCGGTAAATATGGTTCCGGTGGCGGTGGCGTAGTGAGCATGTCAAACCCATCAACGGTTTGTAATGGCGGTAATGGAGGGGATGGGATTGTAGTTATCTACGAGTACGCGTGATTTTTATCTTGTTAAGCTGCTATGTCATGGACGACAAAATTTTAATAATGTATATTGGAGATAAATTTATTTAAGAAGGCGGCGAAGTTGAGAAGCTCTCAAATAAACAGCATTCATTATCTACGAGGGGTGGCCGCTTTATTTGTGGTTTTATATCATCTTAAGTTTTATTTAAATGGCGTCTATGGCGTTAAATTACTCGGTGATTTATTATTCAAATTTGGTGCGTTTGGTGTTGACCTTTTTTTTGTGATAAGTGGCTTTGTGATTTGCTTGGCAACAGAAAAGAAGGAAAACAGAAATCCTGTTGTTTTTTTAACGCATAGGGTTTTGAGAATATATCCTTTATTGATTTTTTGCATGATGTTATTTTACTTTATTTTCAATTATGGTGCTGATGTAGCTCCATTTTTTAGGGGGGTTATACCTGCGAATGCAAATTACAATGCAGGGGCTCCTTTCTTTGGTTGGAATGTACTGATACCTGCTTGGACATTAACTTACGAAATCGCTTTCTATGCAATATTTCTTCTCTCGATGCTTATCAATGAAAAACATAGAGCTATTATATCTGCGTTTTTTATAGCTGTATTGGTTTTCTCTATCCAAGCCATATTTAGCGGTGAGGTTATTTTATCTGCTTATAACAGCAATTCATTCGCGCGTGGACACTGGTATCACTCGCTGGTTACGCTCTTGGCGTCACCGTTGTTTTTGGATTTTATTTATGGAATTTTTATTTTTTCAATATACAGTTACATGCGAGATAATAAGATAGTAATCTGCAATCGTTGGGTTGTTGTGTTAATTGCTTTGCTTTTTTCTTCTTTATCAGTAGTTGTAACGTATACAAATGCTGGACACGGCCCCATGCGATGGGGTATAGCATGCGCAGTAATTATAATGGCATTGGTTGTTATCGAGGCTAAATATAAATTAAAAGATAGCGTGGTGATGTTTTTGATTGGTGACATATCATATTCTCTTTACTTGTCTCATGAGATAGTAATCAGATTATGCACTGAGTTTGCAGAAAAACATGGGTTTGTGGATAGATTAAAAGGATTTCCTGCGTTGCTGGTGATGGTGTTTATTTGCCTTGTGGTAGCATATGTATTACACAGGACAATAGAAAGGCCATTTATATCTGCCGGGAGGAAAATAAGCCGAAAGCTGGTATGCATTGGCACCTGATGCTGTAAAGAAATCACACCCTTAAAAAATTCGTTGAAAGACAACACCCTGCCAATTTCTTTTGGCGGGGTTTTTTCATATTCCCACACCTAAAAGAATCTATTCTTTTCTGGAGAATCATCTATGTCCTCTGAAGGATTGCCAGTTGATGGCGTCGTTGGCACAGACATTGTGCTGGGTTCCCGCAGCACACAACAAGCCACTGACGAAGCAAAGAGCAGCCTATCTGCAGATAGCGCCGCTCAGTCAGCTGATGCCGCGTTTAAATTCAGCCGAGAGGCGAAAGCTGCAGCTGTGGGTGTATCAGACGATGCAGACCGCGCAGAGGCGGCCGCAGAAAACGCCCAAAACATCGCAGATGCAAATACCTATTACATTACCCCTGCGGATCCTGATGGGACTATTGCGGGGTTGGCTGGAACCCCAGAGGGAAAATCATTCCGCGTAGCTCAGGGGGTGGGATCTGATGCGTCATTCATTTATTACCGTAAAACTAACGGGCAGGCTGTGGCAATCGCTGATTATCCGAGTGAAACCTCGGTAAGGAGCGTTGCAGGGTTGATAAAGAAATCCTCAGGAAAACCGTTCATGCGGTGGCGTGATAAGTTGGGTATGGTTGCCGCATATTGGTCTGCAGATAATGAAGGCGGGGTGGGTTTTGTCAGCAAATTAGTTGAGTTTAGTAGAAATGGTTTTGTCTCTGAAAACACTGAAGTATCAGACAATGTCATAAGAAACAAAGATTTTTCTGTAGTTAAAAGCGACGATGGCAGTTTTAAGGTAAAAGATAAGCTTGGACTTACCCTTCTTAAAGCGAAAGCCGGGAAACTCTATCTCCCGAAAATAAGTGCGATATTGAACTCTGCAACAAGGTTAAGTTACGGAAACGTAAAAATATCGATTGGAACCGGTGGAGATATTATTGCTCTTCGTGATAGCCGTGGCGTAGTGGGCCTTCGTGTTGATAAAAACTGCGTGCTGCATGCAAAAATTGCAGGGTATGACGGAAGTTCATCCGCAAAAAAAATGTCTGAGGATTCTATTATATCTCTGGTGCAGTCTTTTGCGGATTCGGCAAAAACTAATTTTGGTCGAAGAATTTTTAATAACGTTCCGGCGCTGGGTAATCCAAATAAAACTAAGAAGAAAGTGCAGTTTTGGATTGTCTACGGCCAATCGTTCTCAGTAGGTGCGCAAAGCGGCGTCGCCTTATCCCTTACTCAATCGTTAGGTAATGTGATGCTTGGCGATTCACCGCGCGGTATGAAGTTCTCCACCAATACAACTTATGAATATGCTCCGCTTGGTGGTGCAAATGTCTTTAGGCCGCTGGTTGAGGTCATGCAGGATAACGCAGGAAACATCGTGGCCAACACGTCTGGCGGATATGGAGAGACTATTTCTTCATCCTTTGCCAATAATTTGAAGGCCTATCACAACCAAAGCATGGGTGTAGAAAATGATGATGACTTTATCATTGGCGTTGCCTGCTGTGGCGTTTCCGGTCGCACCATCGAACAGTTGAAGAAGGGCGCAAGCCCGGAAATTTACAACCGTGTTGAGACTGCATTGGATGGTATTGCAGAAGCCGCCGCTGCTGCTGGCTACGATTGGGAAATTGGCGGCATTATCTACATGCAGGGTGAGAATGATAATGGTCAGTCGTTTGAATTCTATTATCCTCGCTTGCAGTCAATGCATGATACTCTGATTGCGTCATGTATGGATAAAAGCGGGCAAGCCCGAAAGCCGCTGTTTATGCTTAATCAACTCGGGAATAACTATGTTCGCGGGATGGGTGTACCTTCCGCGCAAATAGAATTGGCGCTAAAAAATGATAATGTTGTGCTGGTCGGATCGTATCAGGGATTATCGAATCCAGGCGCGCATTTATCGGCTAACTCATATCGAATTATTGGCGCTATGTTTGCTCGGGATGCATTCCGTCACATGTCGGGATATGGCTCATATCCATTTAAATGTGAGAAAGGCGTATATCATGATGATGCTATTTATCTTGGCATGACACCACATATCACCCCGCTGAAGTTCAACAAGGTATTTAACGGGTGGAGTTATGTTGAGCATTCAGATAAGGGAATCACTGTTAGTGATTCATCGGGGGTGATTGCTTCTTCTGATTTAACAGTTACCACCGTTTCGCCAACAGTAATAAAGATATTGTGCTCCAGAAAACTGACCGGGAAAGTAACTGTAACTTTAGGCGATAGTGCTCATGGTGGAACGCACAACATATGCGATGGAGGGGGTGAAGTTGCTTGCAACAGGTGGGAATATGGAGTGCCTAACCAATATCCGCAAGAGAACATCCCAGAGTTGGTAAATAAAAGTTATTCGCTGGCGACATTTGCAGCCATCCAAACAATTGAATGTAAAGAGGTCTAATATGGCTATTGATTTAGTGATGGGTGATTCTATTTTTTCTACCGGTGTTTCTATAGACGTTCCGGTAAGCGAGGGATTGGTATCATTTGGTCTCGGCGGTGATATGTTGGGCATCAACCTTGTTGAAGGAGGTGTAGTTCCAACTGTTGTCGGTAACCCTATACGTATGGATGCGAAATCCTCTAAATTGGGAAGCTTTGGCTACCTTGACTTGAATATTAAGGAAACAGAGAATTTCACATATATTAGCGTGAATAAAATTTGGACTCCAACAGGCCTGAGCGCATGCAATCTGATCGGTACGTTCCAGACCACATCGGCAACCGGTGTTACTGTCGCAGGTACCGGCCTGATAATGGAAGCGAACGGCTATAGAACTGCAGTCGCATCCGTCTATGATGGAACGCCGGCTGGAGCGACCGTTATATCGGATAATATCTCCGTAACCAACGGAACCAGCCCGCCTCCGGCAACTGAAGATACAGCAACGTGGCGATTCCTTGCCGCCATCTATGACGGAAATGGAGACTTCGGCTCCGGCGAGACTGCGAACAAGCGGCGTTACATCATCGACAAGACGGTCGGAGCGACTTTAAACAGGCGCAACGCTGATTTGACAATGGTTCGTGATTTGCGAGGCAAGGATACGATCCGGGTCGGCAACATGGGAAGCCGCCTAACTCAAACCAGCACCACGATCATGGGCGCCTACGCCGTCTACAACCGCGCGCTAACTGCCGCTGAGTTCGATTTGATGTACAAGCGGATGCAGGAAATAGCGGTTGCGAATGGCTGGAACGCTATCTAAAAACCAGAGGGCCGGGATGGAACCCGGCTATTTTTCGGGTGCTGACCGCCTGGCAGAAAATCGAAGGCCTCAGCATTTCTTTGGCGAGATTATCAATTGGTTACGCTGGCGTGGTGGTGGTGACTGACACCACCTAAAACCTGTTTTAATCAACCAACTGGACGGCGTTGTTTTCGATGCCGGCTTCGATGTAATCGACGCGCTTTTGCAGCTCATGGATCAGCGCCTTGGCAACGTCCAGGCGAATCATCACATCCTGATCGGCAAAGGCGGTGGACTTGTCAGCGCACACATATGACATTGTATCCACGAAGGATGAGCGCAGCAGAACGAAACCGCCAAAAGCGCTATGGTCTGCCTGAAAGTTGGTTAGCTGCCGCATGCCGATAATTTCGTCTTGAGATTTCATGTTCTGAGCCCGATAGAAGTTTGCTGGCTATTTGTACAGTCCGTTCATTGTTCGGTCAACTTCGATTTCTTCAACTGCTCGAATTTATCATGCAGCGATTTCGGGTAGAGCTCGGTGTACACCTGCCAAAGCAGATTCAAGTTGCGATGGCCGGTGACCTGGGCAACCTCCTCAATGCTAAATCCCGCCTCAAACAGCCTGCTGGCCGCCTCGCGGCGCATATCGTGATAGCGCAAGTCCTCTATACCTAATCGGTCTCTGACGCGCTGGAAGCCTGAACTAACGGACTGTGGCTTGTATGGGAAGATAAGCTCGGATTTTTTCGGCTGGCGCTGAACGATATCCCAGGCCTCGCCGAGTAGCGGCACCATCATATGATTGCCGGCTTTCTTTCTCGGGTCCTTCCTGTCCCTGACCATCACCGCCCGCTGCTGCTCATTCACGTCCTCCCACCTTATGCGGCAGACTTCACCTATCCTCATGCATGACAGTATCGAAAAATTGAGAATATCTTCGTAGGGGATGATTGCCTGGCGCTTACCGGCACGCTCTCTCAAGCCAGCGACAAGACGATCCAGCTCTTCACTAGCTGGCCTCCTGGCTCTGCGCTGCGATTTGCCAACAAGTCCCATCGAAAGTGCTGTGGGACGCGCGTCCCTTGCTGGGTTTCTGACGTACTCGATGCCATAGATAGGCTTGGCAGAAGAGAGCACCGAGGATAGATAACTAAGGTCATGCGCCACTGTTGCCGGCCCTGCGCCAGCTGTGGCGCGGTCACGACAATGCTCTATGACATGGTGATCTTGGAGGTCAGACAGCTTAATGCCGGCGATATCGCAATCAACTAGCATGTTCAGGACGTAAGTTTTGGTTCTTCCTGACTTTCCACCAAGGGAAGGGTCGTTAAGATATTTTCTGATTAGCTCGCCAACCGTAATATCAGTTGGCTTACTCTCTCCTGGCACCCCATCGGCTTCGATCTGGGTCACCCTGTTGGCACCCCACGTTTTAGCGAGCTGGTGGCGCCCGAATGTTTTACTTTCGCGGTAGATGTATTTCCCGCCTTGCTTCACACCGACGGTGCAGCGGTATCGCGTAGTACCATCAGCGCGTTGGCGCTTTTCTATGCTATAGTATGCCATCTCAATTCCTTTGCCGGATTCCGGGTCACCATGAAAATGGGGTGCTCAGTGGGGTGCTGACAAAGAGAAAATATACTATTTGGTTACCATATGCACCTAAATATACCCAAACAAGAAGCAGGCTCGGCGGGCGTTACGCCTGAGGATAAGCGAAAACACCCGCGTTGCCGTTTCTCCATCGCGCCGATGCTCGACTGGACCGATCGTCATTGCCGTTACTTCCACCGCCTGCTGACCAAGGAAACGCTGCTGTACACCGAGATGGTGACCACCGGCGCGATCATCCACGGCAAGG